GTAGCCGTACTGACCAGCTTTCTTTAGTTCGTCAGCCAAACCACGTAGGACTTGGAATCCGTTTTCACCGCCGCTTGTAGACCACTTAAGAGTGCCGTCAGTCATCACACTGCCTAGACGTCCATAACTGGAGTCCAGGTTTTTATTCACACGCACCAGTTGTACAGAAGCATCGATAATCCCAAGGTCATCAGCAGAACGAAGACCAGCTTCTTCGTAGCCATACATATCGTGGACACCTTTTTGAGGCGTCGGATTTAGGGCGTCGTAGTTAGTCGTGAAGTTGTAACGACCAAGGTCATCAAGTGCTTCTGATCGTTTTAGAACAGACTTAAGTACGGCATCCTCAACTGCATCGTCAGAAACAACGTCGAGGTCTAGGTTGGTGTCGAAGTATTTTTTTGCCAGTTCGTCTTCAGGTACCCAACGGGTAGCGTCTTTGACACCCTTGGCACCACGTAAAAACTTAGCAGCTCCAAGTAAGACGTCACTGAACAAACCAATTCCGATCCCTTCGTTGCGGTTTTTAGACCGCACAACATCAGGGTGATCATCGTCGAGAGTTGCCCAGTCAGGCGGAAAAATACCAAACAGGTTTTCATTTTCAGGTGTGCCCAACATCTCACGCAGAGATGCTTGCAGGTTGTCGTCTTCGCCTTGTGTCTGGGCAATAGAGTCGACAAGCGCACCGGAACCGGCAGCAGCACCAGAGTTAGCAACAAACTGGAAGAACTTATCGTTGCCCAGGGCTTGGAGATACTTAGCTTTCTTGCTACCAGCAGCGGCCTTTGCAGCAGTTGCAGCATGACCTGCTTTGCCTAGAAGACCCACACCCTTTGTAAGCAGGATTGTAGGCAAGACAATGGAGGAAATCTCGCGTAGCGATTGGATTCCTCTATCGTTGAATTTAGGAATTTTAGGAAGATTGACCCCAGGGATGAGGTTTACTGTATCGACACCGAAGTCGATAACCGATGTAGGAACAGACAGTACCGCTTCCGTAGTAGTACGGGCGGCATCACCAAGATCGTATCCCTCTTGCCAAGGCATACTTTGATCTTGCTGTCCTTCATCTTCTTTAGGTGCTGCCTCAGCAGCGGCTTCAGGTTGCGAAGTAGATGGAGCTGGAGCATCCCCTTGAGGTTGCGCCGTTTCTTGCTCAGTACCGGCAGGTTCTCCGACAGAGGCTTGGATACCTTGGAGAACCTGATCTAGTCTATTTTCATCCACACCGCCAACCTGAGCACTCATGTACTCATCGTATTGGCTCATTAGTTACCAGCAAATGAAGGTCGTAGTGTAGCAGGATCGTTTAGTGATGTTTGACCATAGCCGTACTTAGTTGCAAGAGCCATGATCGAAGGGTAGTAGTTAGCGTTTTCTTCAGTCGCACCAATGCCATATTTTTGAACGGTACCAGGACCGGCATTGTATGCGTAGATAGCAGTCTTCAAGTCGAAGCCATAGTTATCCATCAGATGACGCAGATATGTAGCAGCACCAGCAATAGCTGAATCTGTATCGAGCGGATCTACACCAAACTGCTTAGCAGTACCAGGCATAAACTGCGCGATGCCAGCAGCACCAGAGCGGCTAAGTGTCTTGCCGCTGATTACATCAGGACGGAAACCGCTTTCTTGCTCAAGTAGAGCAGTCAATACAGCAGGAGGAATGCCATTCTTCTCTGCCTCTTCTTGAATTTTAGGACCAAAGCCACCGGGAACAATAGCGGGTTCGTACTCTCTAGTCTCAGCAAAGCCACGGATTGACCGTTGAGGAGTCTGGTGTTTGTACAGCAGAGCACGGGCAGTAGGAGAAAGAGTGTTGTCTACGTATTGCAATGACGGAGGCACAGGCATAGGGGGTAAGTCCATAGCTTTACGTGCGCGTTCAATAACCTCTAATGGGGTGAATCCTGTTTGTCCAGCAATGTAAGTGACAATGCCAGGCATTTTGAATCCATTCTTTTGGAGATCTTTATCCATTTGCTCAAACTCGCCACGTGTCAACACAGCTCCAGGAACATCGACGATGTCAGATCCATAGGACTTGATCATCTCGGTAGTATTTGTGAGACGGTTGCGAGCTAAAGACTTCTCTTCGACAGTGGCACGTTGTTGTAGACCACGTCGATAGTTAATGAAACCGGGAGGGTTGTTAGGATCAGAGCCGTTAGTACTGAAGTGATAAATACTTGTCGGGTTATTAAGACCCTCTGTAAAAGATTGACGAGCTTCTGCCAAAGCCTGTGTGGCTAGCTGGGCAGGAGGTGTCTGACCGTTGTCGTTCTGCACAAGTTCAGCCAGGCGACGATCAAACTCACCTTTGAGTTCATTAGTGATCATCACACTTTCAAAACCACGGACACCATCGACAGTTGCCTTCAAACCAGGTGTGGTTTTGACAAGCTCCTCAAGTGCCTTGTGGTGGTCTTTTACGCCAGCCTTACGGGCTGCCTGTAGGTTTTGAGCAACCTTAAGCCACTTCTGATGGATAGCAGTGCTAGGAATACGTAACACCATCTCAGGCGTCAATATGCCAGCACGTGCATAGTTCTCGAACTGAATGTTTGCTTCACGCTCTGTTCGCGCAGAAGCAGTGTCTTTCATCAGTGCATTGAGACGAGGGTCTTCCTCACCAGTAGCCATGCGGTACTGGTCTTGCAATGCAGTTAGGTCAGCTCTGGAGGGGACAACCTCCCCATTAGCAACCTTTTCAACATAGTCGTCGACCATGACCTTTTGTTCTTCTTCCCGGTCCTTACGTCTGGCAGCGTTGTTAGCCCGCTCTTCGGCAGCTTGCTCCTGCATGAGGTTTTCAAATGCAGTGCCTTTTAGCTCGCCATAGGTGCGGCCACCCATGCCTGGCATCGGTTGATTTTTAACAGCCTCCAGCTCATCAGCACTGATAGTGCCAGCCTTAAACATCTTTTTCAGATGTTCAATAGCTTTGTCAAAGCCACGACCTCGTCCTAAGACTTGACCCTTTTCGTCGATCGTATTGGACAACGTGTTCACAAGAGCAGCGAAGTCGTTGTCTTGATCGAAAAGAGTCGTAGCCTCTGCGACAGTCTCGAAGGTAGCGTTCTGTGCATCAAGCGCAGCACCTTCCTTCATCAGCTTCGCATGAAGCTTGGTCATTTCTGGATACAACACAGAACCCAACATGTTGTCACTGAAGGACATCAAGCCGAACTCTTTGATAAAAGCACTTCGAGCCTGTGCAATAGCAGCGCCACGAGATGCTTGATCAGTAATGTCAGCACCCATGAGCTGCTTAGGCAGCCAAGATTGGTAGTAGTCGTTAGCAAGCTTGAGTTGGATCTGTGCCTGAGCAATCTCACGCCAACCGGACAGCTCACGTACTTGACGTGCTACTTCGTGGTTACCAGTCTGCTCATACGCTTTAGATCCAAGATCTTCCGTTTGTTTGTTCAACTCACGGATCTCTTGTACTTCAGCACCAAAGCCCTGACGGACATAACCCTCAGGATCAGCAAGGTACTTTTGGTACTCTTCCTGTTCCATCAACGCAGTCTCCTTTTCACGATAGGCTTTCTCTCTGCCTTGAAAGAACTCAGCAGTCTTAGAGCCCAGCGAGGCAATAGCTTGAAAAGATTTACCTAGTTCATCAGCACGTGACTTATCGACGACATACTTGTCTTTGACATTTTGCCGTTCAGACTGACGCAGTGCCTCTAGGTTTTCGTTTATGTATGGAGTGATGCTGGGAACATCAACGGGCTGGAAACCCTCCTCCTTTTGAAAAGATCGAAACTCTGCCATTAAGCTTTCTCCCAAGGCATTCTGCCTTTATTGAGGTCTGCGTAAGAACTCAAACCACTTGCACCAGCACTTGCCATGCCACCCAGGAACTGGAGGTTGGCAGCGGTCATATCAGTGTTTGGCTTAACCGGAGGAAGTCCAGGTTGTGGCTTAAACATGATTGGAGCCATCGTCTTACGGTTAGCTGCTTTCAGCTTGGTTCTGATATTTGCCACATCATCCATGTAACTTTCTTTAGCTCTGACTAGGTTTGAAGCAGTCAAAGCTTGAGCCCTGCCGAACGCTGCAATATCACGTGCAGCTAATCGATCAGCAGTCTTTCCGTACCCAGTGAACTTACGCGATTCACTTAGCTTGATGAAATCGTTCTGAGCTGCAACAGAAGCTTGATTGAACAGGTCATTCAGTTGACTTTGCTCAGCCGCATATCCACGACTTGCAGCCATGAAGTTTTCGTCGATCTGTTCTTGAGCTTCGGTGACCTTATGACCGTATTCGCTACGACTACGATCCCATTCAATTTCACGTATTTTGAGTTGTCGTTTGTAGTTGTTGACTTCGGCAGTCTTTTGAGCACCAGCACTGGCTAAGCCACCAACAGCACTAGCTGTCCCTGCTGCTGCTGTAAGGATCGATACGGGTTCGCACACGGCAAAATTCTATAAAGGTTAGATTGTTTGGACCGTAAGTAACCTCACGCAGGAACTTAAATCCAAGGAAACGGAGAAGCTTTAGATGGACGACATTGCGTTTGTCGGCAATGTTCCACAGCAACTCTTCTGGTCTGCTGTCGATGAACCGCTTGCACTTCCGTGCGAACGACATCGGGTGTTTATGTATCTCAGGAGTGCATAACATCCAGATCCCGTTCTCGGGACCAATACCAAAGGCTGCACCCCACTTGTTATCGGGTGTCAGCCAAGCTCCTGAGTAGCCACTAGAAGCCCCTGCAAGGAGGCTGTAGAGGGGATTGTGACCATGACCCTCTGTAACCTCCCTGTAGTCTTCTGGGCGCAAATTAGAGGCCACTTCAACAGCGACCTCTTTAGTGAGTGGATAAATGTACTTAGACATTCTTGTAGTATTTGGGTGAATAATCACCCTCCCACGTCAAAGAAATAAGCGTTGCCGGAAGCGGTGATTCAGATTCGATTGATAAGGTAAAGTTATTATTTTTTTCATATATCGGAACAGTTCCGGTATACTCATCCTCTACCTGAACATCAGCAATCTTGTACTGGTTGAATGTCGACGAGGTGAACTCCTCGGTGTAATCAGTCTTTCCTGTGCGAGTACACACAGTTTTGTATTGACCAAGTCGACCAAAGGCAGGCTTGACCCGATGCACGATCAGGCTGCCACGCTCCTCATTAACAGTTCGATCACCCGCCAGTTTCTGTACGTAGAAACGAGGCAGTTTCACAGACATCTTGTACTGATAACCAAAGATCACGGATCCACTGGAGTGGTCACCATCAACGGTTACCGTCGTGCCGCTTGCAGGCACATCGATGTCGAGAGCAATAAAGCCGTTAGTACCAGACTTCACAGCGACAAGATCGACAGACTTATCAGCGATGCTGGACAGCCAGCTCAGCGTAAAGGTCGTCTTGCGTGTACTGCTGCTGTAAGTACCTCCTGAAGCACTGACATAGTTGTCTAAGTGCACAAGATATTCATTGCCATTTTCTTCAAATGTAGACTCATCATCACGGATCAGATCAATCCTTTGAAGAAACATCTGATTGTCGACGAAGAAATAAGAGTCGTTGACACAGCAATGGTACTTTATCGGACGGGTGTGCTCCCAGCGGAACCAAGAAGACTGCACCTGCCGTTCAGCTACATTGAAATACTTGTAGCCAAATACTTCTTTACTGTCCTTCTTGCCAAAGAAGATCGACGTATTCTCACGAGAGTCAGCAAGCAAGTCCAGGTCTTTGCTCAATGTATTAGATACAACTTTGCTGAGTTCATTGACGTTCGGCTCGCCTTCCCGTGCCACGTTAGACATGACAAAGAATCTGGTGAAAGCACCGGCATTGTCCAAGAAGCCAGCCACAGTACCCAGGGAGAACGGTGGCACAGCAGTGTTGTAGTTGTACGTACTGATGCTGCTCAACCGTGCAGTCTCTGGATTCAGGATGTCAGAGTCGGTAGCCAGCAGAAACTGTTGGTTCTCTGCAAAGACAATCAATCCAGTGTTGACTTCAATAGCGTCAAATAAGATCGCAGGATACTTAGAAGAACAACTGATGTCGATGGGGTCAGTGCCTGAAACTGTGAGAGCAGTGTTGACGAAGAAGTTGCCCAGGTCTCCAGGCTGAGAAAGTATGACGTTCTCATCACTAAGAAAAGCGAGTCGGTTACGGAAGAACAGAACTTTGTTGATTTTGTTACCAACGAAGCTCGGCTCAGGGTTTGTGTTGTCGTCACCAACGGTGCGAGCGGAATAGGTAAAACGCTTTACTTGGAAGTTTCCGTTCGACGTGCGCTGGATAACAATCGGCAGCGTCAGCGGATCAAGCTCGTCTGCAATACCAGGCTCGGCACACTCGACCCAGGAGCCAGGACCTGAACCACCACCATTGCCCTCAAAGCGCAGGTAGTAGTCGTCGTCAGCAGAGCTGCTGTTGGACACCTTGACGATGTAGCCGTGTTTGCACTGGAAAGGCAGACCAGTGATGTCGTTCACCTGATCGGTGATGACTGTCATCAGGTCTGTGTTCTGTGCTTCGACAGTGAAGTTGGTTGAGTTGCTGTAGAGGTAAATGCCGTTACCGATGACCTCATGGCTGATGCCAGTACCAGATAGCTGAGCAGTGATGCCACCCAGGATGCTGTCAGGGGTGACGTTGGTCTGCTGATCGAATGGTGTCGGGTCAGGGCGGACAGCTTTGATCGACGCTCGGACAGACACTGTCTCGATTTTGTCGATGTTGATTGGATAGCTCTTACCTTCCAGTGTCACGCTGCCTGCACTGCCAGTCGTCCAACCTTCTCCACCGTGGAGGAGGTCAAGTCTGTGGCTGTACGTACAGGTGTAATCACCAGCTTCAGGCGTCTCGTCAGTGTGACCAGGGACAGGACCCTGTTGGCCTGTGACGGTTAGCCGGAAGACGAGGTTTTTTTTGGTCCCGTCGTTGACAGTGAACACCTTCGTACCCACGAAGGGGCAGTGACCTTTGTCACCACTGAAGGTGCTGTATCCCTCACCAGTGGGGTTTGCAGATACCTGCGTTGCAGTTTTGATAGTAGTAGTCGTATTCGACGTCGGGTTATGGATATTCAGCCCGTACTGTCGACCGTTCTGTGTGCGCTTTAGCTCGACAAAAGCAGAGTAGGTATGTGGACGCTCATCAGTCTTCGACACAGACGTAGCCTTCATGGCAGCCGTGACGTTCCTGTTGACGGCAAAGGTGTTGTCATTGATTGTCGTGAACTGCAAGGTCTCATCAGTGACAGTGCCGTTCGACAGGTAGTTCTTCAGGTTTGTCTCTTGACCACTCTCGTAGGTAACCGTGATTGCGGTACCAGTATCGGCATCCCACATGTTGACTGATCCATCTGTCTGGACCTGTCCGATGTAGCTGCCTTCGCTTTCATCACGATAGTAGTGAAACCAGAAGCCGCTAGTAGTAGCGCCGGTCAAAGCAGAGGTGCCAATGCGGCGTGCACCTGGGCGTTTGTATAGACCTTTGTTCAGATCAGGGACACAGTTCAATGCATCTTTAACTTGACCCTGACCCATCTGGCTGTCAGGCACCTTTGAGATGCCACCAAAAAAGTTCGGAATAGTTTGAGTAATACTTGCCATCAGCGACGTAATCCACGGAAGGGTTCATAAGAGCGATAGCCCTGGTCATGTCCCATACCGAGGAAGTTGTGGTCGCCTTGGTTGCATTCGTACTCAGTGACGATTGCACGGGCGTAGGCTTCCTGCTGGCCTAGGAGCTGCACGAGCGTCGGGTTCGACACGAGCTGGGTGGCTGCACGGACAGAAGCCTTAGCAACAATCAGACGCTTGAAAGGCTGCGGCAGGTCCTCGAAGGGGAACAACCACACCACATTCATGTCGATTTTTTTGTCGAATTTATAGGTGTGCTCAAGTTTGTTGTAGAGCTTGCCGTCACGCTTGACGACATCAGATGAGCGATATACCTCTTCTTCGCAGACATCCATTCTCAGGATATTGCTGGGGATAGAGATATTGCCGTTGTTGTCAGGAGTGAATGGGTAGTGGTCTTCACGATTGTAGACCCATCCCTCGCTTTGAACTTCGACGTTGCTTTCTTTGAGGAGATTGTAGATGAACTCAATCTCAGGATTTGTGAAGTTCAGGCTGGTCACTGGAGACTGACCGATACTCCCCAAAATTGAGTTTACTGCGGATAGTTCGGTATCGAGATCAATAGTTGTAGGAGTTGCCATAGTTAAAAAAAAGGGCTCCCGAAGGAACCCTTGTATGGAATAAATATCAGAAAGCGGAAGGTGCAGTAGCGCCCACGTGCAGCTCAACAGCGCAAGCGGGGTTCAGATAGTCTGCGCCCATAGCCAAGCGTCCCAAAATAACGTCGCCTTGGTAGACCACAGAGACGTCACCCGAGGTCACCTGAACCTGAGGTCCGATGGTCTCGACGACACCAGCGGCTTCTTTCTGGAAGATGAGGCCGCAGGACTTAGCGCCAAGCTCAGCGTTGGTGCCGTAGTCGTTGTTGATGCCGGTCTGAGCGCCGGAAGCATCCTCAGGAGTAGGAGCAATGAAGCTACCGGTGTTACCAGGATCGGTCTCACCAGTGGTACCGCCGTACTTGGTGCCGTACTTGCCCAGGAACGGGATGTTCATGGACTTGTAGATCTTGATGCCAGCGATCTCGACGATGCCTTGACCGGACTGACGGGCGGTGCCCTGAGAGTCGCGGTTCACCAGACCGTTCTCACCGACCTCTTGGATCAGTGCGTAGTACTGGCGGGGGTTCAGAACACCCACGCGGCCATCTTGAGACACGCCTTTCTCATCGAGAGCAGCGGCAGCGTCGTAGAAAGCAGCAACCAGGTTCTGAGCGTTAAACGCATCAGACTCGTTGGTGGTAGAACCCACACGGATTTGGGTGCCACCGGGCTCAACGAAGTTGGCCTTGGAGATCGGAGAAGCCTGACGTGCACCGCGAGCGATAGCACGGAAGATCAGACGGTCATACTTTTCTGCGAGTGCGTAGCCGATCTTCTTGGAGATCTCGCCGCGCAGCTCGTAGTGAGCCAGGGTTTCATCCAATTCATAGACAAAAGCGGAGCTAATCAGAAGGTCATCAACGGTGATAGTCTTCTCGGACACCGGAGGTGCGCCGTCGCTGTTGCCAAGAATGGCGTTGCCAGGGGTATGGAACTCAGCCGTGGTACGACCGGTATAGATGAACTGAAGAGACTTGCCGTTCTTCAGGGTGCGCTTCATAACGAGGTCACGAGCGATAGCGTTGTTCTCGAAGCCTTTGAACATCTCACCAGAGAAG